CCTGCTGCTGCACCTGTCGAGGCAATAACGGCCTGTGTTTGCGCAAACACATTTTGAAAATCAGTGGCTTCTGCAATGCTATCGCTGAAAAATTGACCGACTTTTTGCACACCAGCAAGCGCAACATCTGTGATGATGTTGCCTAAGCGCATAAATGCACCCTCAGCGATTTTGCCGAGTGCATCAAACTTACTGCCTGCTTTATCTGCAGTGCTGCCCAGCTCATTGACTGAGCCCTGAATTGATTTTGCGACTGGTGTTACATCATCCTCACCAACAAAACGCACCACCACTGCGCGATCAGTCATATCATTTCCTTTTCATCTGCTGCACTTGCTGCTCTACCTGCAGCATCATGAGTGTCTGCACGATGGTCTCAAAGTCAGGCAGCGCACTTGGCACACAGTGATATACATCTCTGCAGAGAATGAGCTCAATGTACTCCCATGGAGCAGGCCCACTGGTAAACAGATGCTCCAGCAGGGCCTGCTTTAGGTAGGGTTTGGCTTGCTGATACGCTCACCTATGGCAATGAGTATCTCTTCGAGGTGCTCATATGGCAGATCCTCAGCATTGCTGCCATCATCCATGATGACCAATTTATTCAGGATAGGTAGAAATGCCATGATATCAATGCCGTCTTTAATCGCTCGCTGCAGTGTAGCACCATCCCTTATGGATAGCCGTTTAATATCTACAGTGTAGGTAGCTTTCATAGGTAATACTCCTAGGTGTTTGCAGTGTAGGTGATGGCTGACGAGCGCACCACAAACTGACACATGATTGGGCCTGCACCACTTGCGTCAATCGGTGCATACTGCAGGCTAGTAATGCGGCTATCAGTGGCAGTGGTGTAATCATCGTTACCTGAGCCTGTGCCCTTTGGCAGCCACTTGAGCTGGCAGGTGTGGTTATTGACAAATGCATCCTGCAAGAGCAAAAATGCTTCCGTACTTACCTCTGTATAAATCACATTGACGGTGACCTCGACTGGCTCGCGCTTGCCCACCGTGGTGAGTGCAATGTCGCCCTCGAGCGTATAGGCCTCACCAGTGATGCGTGTGGATGTTGGTGCATCAATGCTCTGTGTGCTGCCTGAAATGTCCGTAAACGTGGCTGCTGCATTGATCTTCACTGAGATTGTTGATGCAGCTCCTGTTACAGCTCCCGTAGTTTGTGCCATGATATCTCTCCTATTGAACAATTTCACTAAATAACAGCGTACACATCACCGCATGGTATTTGCGGCCGCTGCCTGCTGGATACTCAAGCACCATGGGCTTTTGCTCGAGTGTCTCTAACTTCCATGTGTTGGTGATGAGTGCGCGCATGCCATTGAGGTACTCACTCATGTACTCGGTATACAGATCAGCCACGTCACGCATGCCAAGCCCCATACCCACCGCGCGCAATAGCAGCGTATCCGTGACACGCCACTCTGCACTGAGCACTGCACCAGCTCCAAGCGTTTGCTGCTTCATGCGCACACCCTGCATCCCGAGTGGGCTGATGATACGTACAGGCAGCTGTGGTATCTCAGCAGTGTCCATTACCTCACTGGTGAGCCACACATCCACATTATCCCCATCAAGATTGATAGTGACTGCAGCCACTGCGCTCAGGATGCTGGTGAGATTGCTCCCCATGGCTATGATCTCCTGCGATATGGATCCAGCGTAACGGCCACATCCGTTGGCACTCGTGCAGCCTGCAATACAAATCCATCAGGTGAGATGATACTGCGATCCGTATCAGGTGTACCCTCACGCTGTCTGTAGATGTATGCTGCAAGCCTGATAGTTGCTGCCACAATGTCAGCAGGTGCAGTGATGCTATACGCAAAACGACCCACTACACTGATAGCAGTATCAGGCTCACCTACATATGTCCACACATATGAGGTGTTGCTCTTGATTTTGATGGCATACTTTGGTGTGAAGTTTGTTGGCAGCAAATTGAGTGAGGCTGTGGGAATTACCTGACTATTCCCATTTGTCACACTCGTGAGCTGGCACAAATCAGTATCGAGCATGAGCGTCTGTGTAAACGCGTCAATGCTGCCACCATAGCGGATATCAAGCGCATTGTAATAGCGCGTGGTATCTGCTGCAGCCTCAAATGTACGATTACAGTATGCATCTACCATATGCTGGGCACGCGTAGCTGCATATCCCAGCTGCGTATCATCAGCATGCGATGATGCGCCAATGTAATCACGCAATTCTGCTGCAGTTATGTATGCCACTATGAGCCTCGCTTTTTGCGTGATGGTGCAAGCTTGGCTGGTGCGCTCTCTGTGCTCACTGGTGGTGCCTCAGGCTCCACACGCTCTGCACGCCGCCGAAATACCATATGCTCAGCCTCCTTGCTGGTGACGCTTATCACGTCACCAGCGTTGTAGGCCTTGAGCCTGTTATTCTCTGCGCGCACCAAACCGAGCAGCAGTTTTACAAGCACCAAATCACTCATTACGGATTGACCCCATAGACAAAGGCCTCAGCTTGCGTTACATCGCCACCCCATCGCACCGTGGTGAAAATGCCAGTCTGATAGTTGGCTTGGTAGAGGTATGGATTGCGGCTGATTTCGAGGCCCATGTTTTCAACAAACGCGTAATACAGCATGTTGCCAAAGATGATGGGCTTGTTGGTGGTACCCAGTGCAGCGATGTGGTCAGTGAGTGCCACGTTTTTACCGTAGAGGCTCTCCATGCTGCCTGATGGCGTTGGTGCAAAGCTGAAAAAGTTGCCCTGCAGTGCACGAATGGCACCGAGTGTGCTATTGCGCATGATCCAGCCCACTGATGCAGTGTCATCGGCATACCATGCAGGCAGCTTGTGCGCAATGTTGATGATGTCGGCTGCATCAACGGCCGCCGCTCCTGCGAGTGTTTCACTCACAGTCGCGCGTGCCAAGATACCATATGGCTGTGAGCTACCAGTGCCACTGATCATGTACTGATTGAGGTGGCGTGCATAGGCTCGACCAATCTCACGCGCCAAAAAGCCCTGCAGATCCATCGCCTCGTCACGCAACAGCTGATTACTGACTTTCATAGCCAGTGATGCCGTGTAGATGGTAATTGCGCTGTTGGTAAACGTAGGCTCATCAAAGTTTGCTGCACTAGCCTCAGCGACAAATGCAAAATCACTCTTGCTGTCCTGATCGGCGATGTTGAAGATATCGCGGCTGGTGGTGTATCGCTGTACAGGCAGCTTTGCACCAATCCATGTCTCATCACGCTTGTCGACAATTTGCGTGGCGTAATCCTCAGGCACCAAAAAGCCGCCTTGTGAGCCTGTGCCCTCATTCATCGCCGCCTTGAGTGACTGACGTGCGCCAATGTCGTCACCCGTCTTGATCCAGTGCATGAGTGCCTGCATAGGCTCATTGCTAAAGCCCTTGGTAGTGAGCTTTTTGGCTGCAGGTGCTTGCGCAGCGATCACGCCGCCACCCTGCACAGGCTCTCCAGCGATTTCCACGAGAGCCGCTTTCAATTCTTCACGATCCATGATTGTAGTTTCTCCTGATTGTGTGTGTTTGATATCTGCTGATGTGCTCGCAGGTGCGCTGTTGCCAGCCTGTGCATCTGCCTCTACCATCTGAGCATACGTAAATGTTTTGGGCTCTGCTGGTGTTGGTGTGAGTGATATCTCTCCAATGATCCAGCGTTTGATAGTCGAGCCCTCACGCTCCACCAAGTGCGAGAGCGCACCTGTGCTGAGCCCTAACGCGCCTTTTCGTACTAACTCCATCACCTGCTGCACATACTTGTGCCTGCGATCGAGCTCTATCTCTACATCAATGCCATCATCAACAGGTTGCCACTGCCTCACAGTGCCTACCTGTGACACGATGCCACCGAGTGCGTGATCATAGTACACAGGCATACCGACAAATGAGCGTGAGCCACCAAAATCGGTATCACGCGTAAATGTTTCATGCTGCAGATCACGGCCACCATATACCACGCCTTTACCACGGAGTGTGTACTCACTCGTGGCTTTCATGGCTTGGATTGATGATTTAATAGTTTTATGTTGCATATCCATAATCCTCTAATATCGGATGAGCGCGCGTGCCACACGCTGTGCCATCTCATCACGCCATGCCTGAGGTAGTGCATCGACAAACGCGCGGCCCTTGCGTTGAGCCAGTGCAATGAGGCGAGCCTTAAACTCCTCAAACGTTACATTACCCTGATATCTACCCCACGATGAGACTGCTGCAGGGATGTCATCAGGTGTTACTACAGGAAAATTACGCGTTTCAGGGATAACAAAGTCACCTGCAGGCATTTCCTCGCGCTCAGCTGGTGTGGTATCACGATCAGCCTCAGCGCGTGTGGCATACTCGTCTGCCATATCCTCACCTGTCTCACTCTCTGCAGGCTCACTCTCCTGCTCACCCTCACCATCATCATACACACCACTCATGGCGCGTGCTAATGTGAATGACAGGCTATTGTAATCAGTGAGCAGCTGCTGGAGTAAGAGCTGCACATCATACTGCTGTTCAGCGATTACCACAGGGATAGCTGAGCGCAGCACCTCAATGAGCGTATCATTGAGTGCATTGACGTTTTCGAGCACGATGGTGCCATCACTCGTGGTAGGTGTAATGCTGGCCTCAGGCACTATCATGCAAAGCTCATTGAGCGTAGCAGGGATGAGCACACCGCGCTGAGCCAGTGCGTTAATGACCTCGTATCGGTGTAGGTCTGTCGTCTGTTTTACATCCTCGAGTGCATCACAGCAGACCTCCTGATCAGCGCAGTTATAGTATGATGCGCAGGCCGTATACCAAAGCTGCATCTGCCATGCGTGGATAAGCATGAGCACCTCTGCAGTGGTCTCAGGCATGGCTTTTAGTGATGGTGGCACTGGCTGTACTGCAGTGGCCTGTGCCTGCATATCCGTGGCACTGTCACTGTATACAAAACCATCATCACCCATGTCAATGTACATTTTCATCATGTCATCATGATAGGCTTTCGTGCGATCACGCATGGATCGCAGGATCTTCATATCACTTTCACTGTGTCGCTGTCCTGCCTTGGTGTTGCTCATCTCATACCTCTCTAAAATGTCGCGAGCCCATGCATAGCCCTCATCTCCACCCCATCCATACCATGCCTGCCATCCCTTGCCCTGCTCATCCCACGTCGCACCGTCTTTGTCCACCTCGTGGCGGTCGAAGTACGCCACCATGCGCTGTATCGTTTCGATACTCACAGGCCTGCGCTGTGCAAGCTGGTTTGCACGCGCTAAGCCTACTGCAGTCATGCCACGCTGTGATGGTGGCTTTTCTCTACGCACATCGAGTGCGCGCTGTGCGTTTGCTGCCACGCTTGCTGGTGGTGTGTAGGTAGGCATTAGCTAAATGCTTTCGCTATTGCATCATTGACGATGCGGTCTATAGTGCCATTATCTATCAATCGCTGTGCAGCCTGCTCACCAGTGAGCCAGCGGCCTTGGTGTATGGTGGCTTGCTGATCGCCTATCACGTATGGTGCATAGTGCGCTGTGCTCACCACCATCACACTATCAACACTCTCACGCATCACATACATGCTCTTGGTGAGGTTTTCACTGCCTGCAGCACGGCCGCCGCGCACATATGGCACTTTAATCACGCCCTTGGATATCATTGCCATCACATACCTGCGCTGCTTTGCACTGACAAACTTTTGTGCACCCTGCTGTGGCAGTGGTGGGATGTTATCGAGGATCTCGCTAATCGCAAAGCCTGCCACTACCTCGAGCACATCCGTGGTGAGGCTGCGCATATCCTCGACTAGTCGTAGTGCTGCTGCATCTACCTCAATGCTATACGATGCCATCCAGCTCATCCTTATCGGTATCAATCGCCAGTTTTACGGTGTAGCCAAGTGCGGTGAATAGCTCTGCAAGTGATCGAAATGGATTATCACCAATTTCTGCATTACCAATATGCATATTCATAAAACCAAGCTCAGGCCCTGTGCCATCCATACGGCCTGTACGATTGTTGTAGTGATACTGCTCATCAGCCTTGGTAATATCGAGTGTAATCATTTGCTGTAATCCTTAATAATCTGCATAGCCAGCTCGAGTATGCTGCGATCCTTTTGCGTGCTATACTGCTGCACTCTATCAATGCTGGTGGTGAGAATCTCACTCCACTTGCCTACCTGCGACTGTGTGGCTGCTGGATATATACGATAAGCATAATCATTATCTGTAAGGCCTGTATATGTTTTATATCCTCTACTAATGGTGGTAGGCTTTAGGCCTTTTGTAGCTGCATCACCATATGCGTCAGTTTCTTTTACTCCATAGCCTAACTGGTGCTGCATAGCGTGCACTGTTTCATGCACTACTGTACTCATAGATGCAGTAGTGCTGATGCGCAGCGTTTTTGTGTCAGGCAAGTAAGTACCATAAGAGCTCCTATCAGTTTCTTTGGTTACTGTTATAGTGATAGGCGATCCATCAGCACGCTGTGCTGCCATACCTGTAGTGAGCTCAATAAATCGCTTTATTTCAGCATGTCTATTTGTCGGTATTGTGCTATCAAATGTTACTGTAACCTGCTGTGGATTATCACTTTGTAATCGTGGTAGCACTGCTCCAAATGTGTTGGCTCGCTCAGCAAATACCACTTTTCTCTGCTGCTCTATTTGCGCCTCTAATGTTTTTACATCTGTATATGCCTGTAATCGCACTGCCATATCAGTAGTGCTGTATATACGCTGCTCTGCTGCATCACGCTCAGTCTGTAAGCGTGTGAGCTCAGCCTGCGCAGCCTTGGCACTATCAGGCACTATATCAATCAATGCATCAATCATCTGAGCTGGTGTGCGCTGCAGCAGTGGCAGCTCTTGCTGTGGCTCAGGCACCTCAGGCAGTGCACTGGTATCGGGCTCAGTAATAAGTGATGGCATGAGCTGCAGGATAATCACACAGCGACAATTTACATGCGCAGGTGGGCCGTCAGGATATTTTGCAGCCCATACATCTTCTGTGGTGCCATCCAGCTCCTCTGCACACTCATCACACACCTCGAGATCATTGATGATGCGCCATACCCGCTGCGTGTTGATGCCACGCTGTGTGGCTAATCCCTGCAGTGCATTCATTTGCTGTGCGGCCGCGCGTGTGGGCTCAGTAAATGCGATGCGCTGCGCTCGTAAATCACCGAACATGCTCAAGGCATTGCGGATATCATCCGTGGTGTAGCCCACAGTGCTCTGTGCCTGCTGCACTACGCGTGCGATATAGTCGCGCTCAGTCTCGCTGAGATCCTGTAGAAATGGATTCCAGTAGGCTGATAGGTAGCTACTCTCTACCTGCTGTATTGCTTGCTCTACTAATTGCTTGCTCTGTGCATTTGGTATGCCTGCAATCGGTGTGACACGGTTTGCACCAGCTCTGAGTACTGCCTGTGCCACTTCCTCAGTGAGGATGTTACGCAAATCGGTATCAATGCGCGTGTAATCTCCAGCAGCAATGGCTGCGGCCGTGTCATCCACGCGCGCAGCCAGTTTATCTGCTATCAGCTTGTATACTCTGCGCTCATCAGGTGTGAGATCACTCAGCGTGAGCTTGAGCCACGCAAACAGCTGAGTTACATCAATTTTTTTTTTAGTGCCTTTAAGCTCGAGCTCTACATAGTCGAGCAGGTAACGTGGCAGTACATCACTCTCAAACGTGGTGCCTGCTGCAGTGCCTTTTGACTTGAGCCGCTTGAGTGCCTTGCGCTCAAACGCTCCAAGCTCTGCACTGCGCTTGGTGGCCAAGTCGTTAAGGCTCTCATCTATTACTGCATTACCACTATCCTCACTCACACCAGTTGCATCAGGCTGTGGGCCTGCCTGCTGTAATCCAAGTGCCTCGCTCACATCCTCATAGCCCAGTCGATACTTAGCCTCATCAAGGCTCATCCCTGCCTGCACCAGCTTAACCAAGCTATCAGCGCGCGCTGCCTCATCCGTTTGGAATACCGATAGCTGTTCAGGCTGAAAGTAGATTTTATACTTGAGTGGTGCGAGTAGCTGGCTATTGAGCACACGCTCATAAAATGCAAGCCGTGGCACAATCGTCTCACGCCAAAATGACTGCCTGTCACTATCAGCAGTGGCATAGTTTGCTGCACTCGCTTCGAGCATGGTGCGTGGCACACCAAACGTGGTGACGATGTTGGTAGTAGTGCGCTCTTGCAGTGCCACAAGCTCCAAATCCTTCAATGGGAATGTAATGACTTGCGCATTAACCTCACCACGGAAAAAGAATGTTTTAAACGCATTGCTGACATTCTCAGCGTAACGGCTCCACGATGATTTGAGCCGCTCATACTCAGGTGGCGTGATGCTCTTATCTAAGCTCATCACCAGTGCAGGCTGTGCACCATGCTCGAAAAATGCGCTACTAAATCGCTCGAGATAGTATGCCAAGCGTGCTGACTGCAGTGCTACCTGTGCGCTGCTTGTGCCTGCATGGATATCATCTTTTACTGATGGCTCTCGGAAATATACCACTTCATTGATAGTCCATGGCCCAAATGTGCGTGAGCCAATTTGCTGGCTAAATAGTACACCAGTCATGGGATCGCCATTGACAATGCGAGACTCATCAAACGTAATGCGTACACTCTGTGGCTGCAGATATTGAAAGCCATACAGCACACGACCACGCATTAAGCGCAACCAAAATGCATGACCAAATAAGAGCAACGCCTTTTCAGTTTGTTGGATTAGGCTCTCGAGAGGTGTCACAAATGGATAGTCTACATACACGTTACCACGCTCAAGCTGGTATGGCACTGTACCAAGTGCCTCAGCGCGTAGATTGACGGCTCGATGCAGCATAGGTACTTTCTCATACGCATCGAGCGTGTCATAGAGCTCTCCTGCCTTTTTGGCCACACTATACCAGCCAGGTATAGCCTCAATGGCTTTGTAATCCATAGCACCTATCCTCTATATAAAATCATATAGCGCACTGCCTGCACCAAGCATAGCCACAGCCCCACTCACTGCATCCACCATATCATCATGTTCACCATGGGGGAACGCCGTGGCCTCGTCTACAAACTGCCTTACCCATTCACCACCCACGATGCGCACCAGCCCACTCTCAGCGCGGGCCGCCCATGGCAGTGCGCGCTGTACTTTATCCTCACGTACTTTATAGCCCATTATGGCAATGTGTGCCAATTCAGGCAATCGCTGTAACTCCTGCACCACAGCGAGCCCATGCATGGCCTC